ATGGTAACCGTCCCGGAAACATCCCCCCGGTCTTCCCGTGTCTGGGATGTCCTGGTGGTGGGGGCAGGTCCTGCCGGATGCGCCGCTGCCCTGTATGCCGCACTGGGCGGATGTACCGTTCTGCTGGCGGAAAAATGTGCCGTGGGCGGCGGAATGCTCCATGCACCGGAAATTGCCGACTGGCCGGGGGAGCCCTTTCCCATCGACGGAATCGCTCTTGGCGAACGGATGCGGAAACAGGTTCTGGCGGCCGGCGCAGTCCTCCGGTACGGGGAGATCACAGCCGTCACCCTGCCTCCTTATCCGGACGCCGACCCCATCACTGCCATCCTCTCCTCCGCTCCCGCCCCGGACGGTACCCGCCATCACACGAAGCTGCGCACCCGCCGCCTGATCCTTGCCGCAGGAAAAACCGCCCTGCCCGCCGGGATTCCCCTTCTGCCCGCCGGATCCATCCGGACAACATCCGCCTGCCGTACCGCACTTCCTGACATATATGCCATAGGAGACTGCCGGAGCACAGACTGCCGCCGGATCGTAACCGCATGCGCAGACGGATGCAGAGCGGCCATGGACATACTTGGGAAACAAGAAAAGTAAGATGTAAGAAGTAAGAATCTCCGCAGAGTATTTCTTACTTCTTATTTCTGATCTCTTATTTCACATGCACCATCGGCGACGCCCGTTTTTCCCCGATCCACACACCGGACGCACGCATCCATGTGCCGCTGCTGCATACATACAGGTTTGACTGCGCTACCGCCTGTCTGCCCGTACTGTACCAGGCAGAAGACTTGCCGGCCGCACTTACAGAACACACCCGGTACTCCACTGTCTCCGCATCTGCCGGAAGCGTGTCCCGATACTGGGTGGAGGCACCGCTGTACAGCCGGGTGAATGTGCCCGATCCGTTGACTGCCCGTTCCAGCCAGTACCCGGCCACCGTACACAGTGTATCCGTCACGGCAGACCACTGTACCGTCACCCAGCCGCCCGCCAGCAGCATGGATACCCCAATGGATGTCGGCGGCAGCGGAACTTTTGCATCCCGTTCCACAAGCTGCCATGGCGTTGTCATACGGTTCAGGGTAGTGAACGCCTCGTTGTCATCCCCATCCCATTCCGAATCATAGGTACGGTATTCCAGTACCAGGCAGGCTTCCTTCCCGACGATGGTGCTGTCGGTTTTCAGATTATAATACGTCCGGAAAGAATCCGAAAACTTCACTTCGGCTGTATATGTATCCGCGCCGGGATCCCGGTACCGCAGTTCCATACTGACAACCCAGCCCATCCGGCCGTCTCCCTTTGTCAGCGTCCATGTCACCTTCTGGGTGTAATTGCCGATCAGGTTCACCGTCCCCAGAGCCAGCGTCGGCAGGGTCGTGTACTGTCCCGGCTCGAAAACATACTCCGTGATCGTAAAATAACCGTCCGCCAGTCTGTTGGACTTCCCTTTGGGAATCAGTGCATACCGGGTTCCGTCCGTCAGATACGGTATCACACATACCGGATCCTCCCAGCCATTCAGTGTCATAAAGCTGTATGTCACATCTCCCACTGTACACTGCAGTATGTCCTGAAACACACCGGCGGCAGCATCATCCGGCCAGTGCAGCGTGAGATACAACTGGTTTCCCGACCCGTTCCGGTACATGGCAAAATGAAACACATTCCCGTTGATTGTCACATTTTCACCCGTATGTCTGCCCACACAGGTCATGGTCTCATTGGCATAACAGCGCATCGTTTACGCCTCCTCTGCCAGCAGAATAAAGATCTCCCCGTCCGTCAGTGCATCCGGCAGTACCGTGCCGTACCGGATATTGCGTACCGCAGACGCACCTGTGGTGTCGTTATGGGCATACAGGTTCCCCGTCATTCTGCAGCCGCTTTTTGGCACCAGTTCATCGCCGGACATACCGCCCACAGTTCCGGCCTCCGCTGCATATGTCACAGCGTCCAGCGCCGTCACGGGAGAGTTCACCGCCCCGCACACGGTTGCATCCATGCGCTTGTCCAGAATCATGGACTGGGTCACACTCACCGCCGTTCCGGGCACCGTCACAATGGCCAGCAGCAGTTCCCATACGGTGTCGTTTCTGGTAACGGCACTCTGGTCTTCCAGAAAATTCAGGGTGAAAGCCCCTTCGTTCCGATGCAGACGCAGGGTCACCAGATAGCTGTGTCCCGCTTCCACATAGGCTTCCGCCGGTTCCATGACCCAGCCCATATGTCCGCCGATCCATCCGCATCCGGCTGTCACCTGTACCCGCATCCCATCCCCGGGCACCACCTTCAGAAATCCCTCCGCCGGGCGCACCACCCCGTCCGAATAGAAACACTGCATCATCCGGGCAAAAAATGCCGCGTCCACTGCCTTGTCCCCTCTGGGAAATCCGTCCACTGTCTCCACAATTTTTGTGGAATCAAACATGCCGCCCGGCACATCTATCGTTGTCTGCATGTATATCTCCTCTCATCCTACTTTATTCCTGATTCTTGCCACCGTGTCCCCGAAGTAGGGATACAGCTGCACCGTTCCGCCTTCGTACACCACATCCACCGCCGTAAGCCGCACCGCCTGCCGTACACCGATACTGTCCCCCTGCACCTCACAGATGTCTCCCAGGCGGAAGTCCCTGCCGTATTGCGGACGGGCAGCATATTCCCCCCTGCAGGTCAGCCGGAAAATCTCTCCGCCGGCCGCCAGCAGTTCTTCTCCCCGTCCGGTCAGTGCCGCCAGATATTCCGCTGTATCGGCGTATTCTGCCGGTCGGATGTCGGCGGCTCTCTTGTAGCCTTCCTTCCGTCTGTCCGCCGCGGGAGCATGATCCACCGTCACCACAGTACCGTCACTGCCTTCCACATAGATCCGGTTGATGGCGTCCTCCCGGTACAGCTCCGTTTCCAGCCCGGCGATGTTGCCGAAATCTTCACTGAATATGGCACGGCTTGTCCCCGGCGCGCTGTCCAGACTCCTGTCCGTCCCCACTGCAACGGCGAAAAACAATGCCCCGTCCCGCAGTTCCACAGCATACGTCGCTCCTGCCGGTGCCAGTATCCGGTGCAGCCATTGTCCCAGACATTCCCCCGCTTCCATGGGGAGAACCATCGCTTCTGTCAGATCCGGGATCTCTCCCGCCACCGTAAACGGCAGATCGCCGGCCCACTGGTTCAGCGCCGCCCGCACAGCCTGTCCGACCGTACCGGAATAGACCGTTTCCGTTCCTGCCACCCGGTCATACAGCAGGCATTCCAGCATCCGTCCGCCGATATGCAGAACAGCATTCCGGCAGATCACCGTCTCAATCCGGCCGCAGTACTGCCTGTCGCAGAGATACACTGCCCCGGATGCCAGCTCCAGCAGTTCTTTCGGGGTATATGCCGCCTCTCCGGAATTCCCGGTGGTCAGGGGCAGCTCCGCTGTAAACGTGCCGCATTCCCCATAGCGCAGGGACCACACCAGAGAAGTAGCCGTGTCCACCGGGGGAGAAACCGCCTGAAAATCCCTGCTTAGAAAATACAGTTCCATCCGCTCTCCCCTTTATCCGATCCACCGGTGAACCGTCAGCCGCACCTCTGCCGCCAGAGCACCCATCATCTCCCGGCATCTCTCCCACAGAGCCATCCCGTCCCGGCGCAGATCCTGCCAAAGAACCGCCATATCCGCCCGGAAGTCCCCCCAGACCGCCCGCAGATCCGCACGGCAGTCCTGTCCGACTTTGCCCAGTGCCGCCAGAAACGCCCTGACCGTTTCTTCCAATCGTTTCATTCCGTTCCTCCTCTGTCAGATTCCATAATACAGCGGCGTGTACGCCAGCTTTACCGTAAGGTATTCCAGCCCTGCTTCCGCCGTCACATACACCCGGTTTTCTCCCACCTGCAGCAGGAAAAAGTCGCTTTCCCGGTGGAAAGTAAAGGCCCGCTCCCCGTCAATTTCCAGATTCTTGCACCGGGGCCGGGTATCAATATGCGCCGTTTTCCCCTCTGCAAGGTCGGTCTGCAGGCGGATATACTGATCCCCCAGGCAGATCGCAGGAGCGCTTACCGTCCCGCCCACCGCCGTAAACCAGGCATCAAACCCGCAGGCTGCATCTCCGGGGTTATACACTGTCGCCGTTTCGGTGATCCGGTAATAGGACGGCGTCATACCGGCCCCTTTCCAGAAGGCCAGCGGAAACGCAAACAGCGGTATGGACTGCCGGAAATGCACCTCTCTGGATTTTACATCCTTCCAGAAGGGATCCGGCGCCAGAAAAGGCAGATACACTTCCGTAGGGGTGAAAAAGTTCGCCTGCCGGAACACCGGTCTGCCGCAGGGAATTACCCCGATGCTGCGGGTCACCCCGTCCAGGGTCACTTCCATCTCCAGTGTGTGCAGGGGATTCATAATGGTGCAGATCAGCCGCCGCAGCTCCCCTTCGTTTCCGTTCAGCTCTCCTGTCAGGGCCAGATGCCGTTCCCCGAACCGTCTGGTTACCGGATGTCCTCCCGATCCGTCCGCATAGGGATCCGTTTCCACAAACAGTTCCGTCGCCGCCAGTCCCTCCAGCCCGTCCTCCAGAAGCCGCAGATGGGCCTCCTTCCCGGGAGAAACCAGCAGCGTCCGTCCGATTGCGGGATCCGTGATCCGTATGGCATATGTCATATTGTTTCTTCCTCCTTATGTCCGAAGCAGCAGTTCACTCTGTTTCTGCAGTTCTCTTGCCGTTTCATAGGGCGTGCGTCCCTGTCTCTGCCGGAGCGTTTCCTGCCGGCGTGGAGATCTGCAGTCCTCTTCACCCCATCCGGTCCTCCTCTCTCCCTGCAGCGGATACAGCGCACCGGAGAGTACCGGCTCACCGCCGGAAGCAATCCGTTCTGACAGAAACCGGCTCACCGGCACCGGATGGAACCCCGTAAAATGTTCCGCTTCCTCAAGTCCCGTCAGAGCCGATGCCGCTGTCCTTTGCAGCAGGTTCTGCAATCCGTCCGTGATCTGCTGCAGCAGGTTTTCCCATCCTGCCGCATCCGGAATGTTCTCCGCCGTTCTTCCATCCTTCTTCCACATGTGCCATCTCTCCTTTCCGCACACTGTCCCGGTGTCCTCTCAGCCGCACTGCCCGTTTTGCCTGTCTGAGCTTCCGGCGCAGTCCGTCATCCTCAATTTCCCGCAGATCCAGCATCCGCAGCCGCAGAGTCTGCATGAACACTGTATCTGCCGGCAGGGTCACAAGCAGGGTCAGAAACTGCCACCAGTGCATCCGCACCGCCAGCAGATCGATCCCGTATGCCGCCTGAAAGGACGCCAGAATCCTGTCCCCGTCTTCTTCAAAATCCATAACAGGCTCTGCCGCCGGTATCGTGTCTCTGCTCCACGGCTGTCCCATGGTATAAAATTCCGTCAGTGCCGCAAACAACCTGCCCCTGTCCACCGACGCCGGTACATCTCCGCAGGCAAACTCCAGAAACAGGGAAGAACGCACCCCCGCCGGCAGCGAACGGTCCTGCAGAAGCGCATCATACAGCAGTCCCGCCCGGTAATCCGTTTCCACCGGAATCCGCACGCCGTCCACCCAAACCGCATCCGGCAGACCTTCCGTCAGCACAGACCCGCCGTTCACCCGGCACTCTCCGTTTCCAGTCCCATCCGACGGGCTCTGGCCTGATACTTCGCTTCCGCTTCCTTCTGCAGCTTCTCCAGCGCATCCATCTGGCAGCCGGCAAAGTCCAGAAACTCCAGATACGCACGGGAATATACTTCCGCGCTGAGCTGTTTTCCGCACAGATCCTCCCCGGCGCCTTCCCCGAACACATCGTCAAAGAACTCCTGCAGGATGCCGCAGTGGCAGGACAACATATCGTCCGTCTCCTGTTCCCGGCGAAACTGGGCCAGATTGTTCCGCAGTCCCGTCAGCGCATCCATCAGCCGGCGCATGCACCCCGGTTCGGTTATGTCAAAATAATATTCTTTTGTATTCCACTTCCAGATTTTCTCCAAATCCGCCATAGCACTCCTTCCCCCGTCAGCCGGAAGCCGGAAACAGATCGCATGTGGGATGGATTTGCCTTTCCTGCAGCTTCCGGCAGACGGAATTCTGTATTGTTTTGGATTAACCGGCCGTATTGCCCTCTGTAAATACCGCAGCCGTCACTGCGAATGTTCCGCAGACAGGTCCGGATACCGCCCGGAGTGTACCGGTGTAGATCAGCGTATCCGTTCCCTCACCGCTTTTGTCCGGAATCACCGAATAGGTACGCACCGCCGCCCGGCAAACCCCGGGTTCCTCCGTTTCCTCGAAAAGATCCGCCGTACAGATTTCCACCCAGGCGTCACTGCCGGTCAGTTCCCGGTCTGCAATGTCCCGGAGCTTTGCAATCACCGCATTGCCGGTATATACTTCAAATTCATAATCCACCACAGGGGCATATCCGGTCACGTTGGTATGCACGACATTGTCATGGATGTACCGTCTCCGGTAACTGACCGCCTGCTTGGATTCCGCAAATTCCGTGAACCCCTCCCCGATCAGGGCCCATACCGGCGCGTCTGCCGTTCCTGTGTTCATGTAGTGCCGCCTCTGGGCACGATTCACAATTCTGCTTTCTGCCACTTTTTATCCTTTCCTCTGTCCTGCCTCTGTCTTTCCGCTCCGTCCTTCGATCACATAGCACGCCCGGTATACCGCAGTACCGTCGTCCGCTCTCTCCGTCAGCGCAGGCATGTCCGTGATCCTGCATCTGCCGAATACCGTTCCGCCCCCCGCCGCCGGCGCAAAGGATTCCAGTGCCCGGGTCAGCAGGCAGAACAGGTCCAGTACCTCCGTCAGTGCCGCCGGGGAGTTTCCGTCCACCCGCAGAGACACCGCAAAGGGCATCTCCATCCGGCAGGATCCGTCCACATACCCGTGCCGCACCACCTTCTCCGGCAGCGCCGCAACGCATCCCGCAGGCAGATCCTTCCCCGCTGCAACCGTCCCCGGCAGTCCTTTATCTCCGGATTCCGGCAGAAAGGGGATTCCGCTGCCCGCGCAGGAATTCAGATATGTACAGAGTATCCGCAGCAGCCATCCGTACTCCTCCATTGTCCCCCTCCTTTATTCCGCCGTAAGAACGATCCCGTCCACCAGACCGCTGCCCGTTTCCGCAGCCGCCGACGTGATCCGCAGGCAAGTCTGTCCTTCAGGCGTATCGGCTTCTCCGGCAGCAATCAGATCCCCGGGAGAAAGTCCTGCTTCCGCCGCAGACACCGGGTTCCCGTCCGCATCCAGCAGTCGTGCAAAGCGGCTCCGGATCCGCAGGGTCAGGCGGTTTCTGCCTCTGCCGTTCCCGTCCGCCTGCTTCACTGCCTCCGCCATCCCGCCCCAGCAGACATACCGCTGCCACACAGGGGCATACTCTGCCGAATAACTGCCGGTTCTGTGGAAAATCGTCCAGATGTTGTTTTCCATAGTCCCATCCTCCCTCAGATCCAGCCGCCTGCCAGACCTGCCTGCCGCAGATACCCCAGCGCCCCGGCAGAAACCGGCATTCCGCCGATCCGCATCACGTTCCGGTGCAGTTCAGTCCTGCTGTTCCCGACAGATTCCGCCGCAACAGGCCTGTCCAGTCCGGATTCCAGCTGGGCGCATACCGCCTGTTTCACCGCTGTCGATTCCGCCGCATCCAGATCCCCCGGCGTACGGGGATACAGCAGAGCCAGAACAATCTCTTCGGCCCGCCGTATTCCGCCGTCAAACAGGGGCTTTGGCAGACTGCCGCCATAGGAGGACGTATAAAATCCATAGTCCACCATCATGGCATATTACCCCAGATAGCGAACAGCCAGTTCGGGATATACCGCCTTGAAGCCGTAGAGCACGTCCATGGACAGCATTTCTCTCTTGTAGCGGATATCGTAGTCTCTGACCACACGGAGAGAGATCCCGTTGTAGGTGGTCACATAGGATTCGGTGCCGGCGGGTGCGGACAGCGGACGGGTCACGAACGCAAATGCATGGGGATGGAACACCAGGTTGGCGTCATGGGAGGGAACAAAAGTCACCGCATCCCCAGCCTGTCCGGCAAACATTCTGTTCAGCTGTACTTCCACAGAGGTACCGCTGCCGGCCGTTTCTTCTGTCACAAGGTAGTTTTCCCCGCCGATGGTCAGGATATCTCCGGTCACAATGCGCATCTGGCTGACATCCCCGGAAGCCTGCAGGGTCAGCTTCACCAGCTCCCCTGTATTGCTGTCGATGCTCTTTACGGTAAAGGAAGTACCTGCCGCAGCCTTATCCGCCATAGAACCGGCTGTATGGTGCTGCACACCCTGGCTCATGTAGTGTTCCATACCGAAGATCTGACCCACAGAACCGGTACGCAGTGCTGTAGTATCCCCGCACACAGCCGCATTGACCACGGCAGGAATCTGCTTCAGTCTGGAAGTTGCCATAGGACTCCACACACCCATACGGCGGTCGGTAGGCACCTTCGCCATGTCCAGTGCATACGCCGCCGCGGCCAGATCGTCCAGTCCGTCCGGTGCTTCCCCTGCAGTACCGACAGTCTGCCATACATCCTTGTACAGCTGCAGACCGTCACGGTTGATCTTTTCCGCCAGCGCTGCAGCCGCCGGTTCGATGAAGACTCTGCGGATGGTTTCTTCGTCACAGGATTCCCATGCATTGATGCCCGCATCCACGGAAGCCAGCTTGTCCAGCTTCACTTCCACGGTGTCCTCCACCAGCTCCTGCGTATTGATCCCGTCGGTGCTGTCAAACTCATAGGCTTCCAGCTTCACAGGGCGATGGATCAGCACGGAATCCCCCTGCTTGGCGGCCATGGCTTCTCCGGCGTCCCTGTAGATCAGCCCCGGGAACACCAGATTGTCAATCAGGCGGGGCAGTGTTTCTCTTGCAATCTGCTTTACAGAAATAATGTTGTTGCTCATATGTTTTTCCTTTCTTTGTCTGTCCGTCAGACTTCAAAATGCAGTATGAAGTCATACTTTCTGTCTTTTTACTTCTTCCCCATCACCATGGCATAATATTCCCGGTCCGACATACCGTTCGGATCCCGTCTTGCCGCACCGTGGGCACCGCCGCTGGAATATTCGCCGCCGGAGGGGGGCATATGGATCCCGAAGAGATACGGATCCGACGCCATCAGCTGTTTTACGGATTCCTCCACGCCGGTAACACCCTGCTCATCCGCTTCCACCCCGGAGAGATCCAGTGCCTTTGCCGCCAGCGCAGGGTTTCTGGCACCCATTTTCGCCAGCATATACCGCACCTCCCCTTCGATCCGCACCTGTCTGAGCTTCTCCGCGTGTTCCGCCTTCAGACGGTCTGTTTCGCTCTGTTCCGGCGCCGCTGCCGTTTCCGCCGCTACTTCCGGCACCGGGGTCTGTACTGTTTCGTCCATTCTGTTTCACCTCCCTTCCTGTCCGCTCATCTGTCCGCATCATACCAGCGGCGGCGGAACTGTTCAGGTTCCATCAGTCCCGCTTCCACTTCCCGCAGATCCCTTGCCCGCTCGGACTCGGCATCGATGAAGTAGCTGTCGTCGTGAAAAATACGGATATCCGACACGCAGAAACCCTTGCCCAGCATCTCCATCGCCAGCCACAGCATGGGTCTTATGATGCTGCAGAGGTATGCAGTGACGTTCTGGCTGTGTTTGGCGCAGTTCTGGCGCATATCCTGCCGCTCGCCGGTGTACTGGGTAGCGGTCAGATGGGCTTTCCCCTGCACGCCGGAGAACAGATAATGTCTCGTTCCCAGACCGCACCGGAAGGACAGGTAATCCAGCTGACACTGGACAGCATCCCTGTTCTCCCCGGTGCGCAGGGACGGATTGTGCTCCTCGATAAGGGGATTGTCCGCCAGATCGGAGTCGCCTATGGTCATGAACAGCTGCTGCGCCACATCGTCCGGGGTGTAGAGGTTGCCTGCATTGTCCCGCTGGATCAGGGACTGGTTGATAAAGACCTTCTTTCCGCCCAGCCGCAGATCCCTGCAGAAGTTGTTGAAGGCCAGATCCACCCCGCGGAGGCAGTCCAGTGCATCGCCGTAAATCGACTGTCCCATCCCGCCGGCACCGTCTGCCGTATTCTGGATATTGGGCGTCAGGATGGCAAAGAAGGGATACGGACAGCCGGTGCGGATTTCTCTGGCAGGCATATCGGGCAGATGTACTTCCGTCAGCTTCCCGTTTTCCCGGCAGAAATACCGGTTGTGGATGGTATATCCGTCCTCCTGCTGCAGATGGACTTCCAGATAGTCGTAATCCTTCCCCCGCAGGGTAATCCGGGAGACAAAAGCCGCCTCCGTGATCCGTCCGCTTTCCACAGAGATGGGCACAATCTGGGAAGCATCCACAAAGTCAAACCAGATCCGCACCGGATGCCCGTGATCGCTCCACCCGTGGATCCTCCGCCCGTGGACTCTCCACCCATGTCCTCTTCCTCCATTGATCTTTCCGCCATATGCCTTCTCCCCGTCCGGCAGCAGTTCCCGCAGCAGAGCCGTGCCTTCCCGGTCATCGTCCTCCTGCAGCTGTGCCGCATCCGGTTCCTGTGCCGGCAGTGCATTCTGCCGTTTCCGTTCCTCCAGCCATTCGGTTCTGTCAATGCCGTCCACCCGCAGCAGACAGGCCCCTGTCCCGGCCGCAAAGGTTTTTTCCACCAGATAATTGCTTCTCCGCCAGAAATCCCCGTCCCGGAACACCTTTCCGATCCAGTCTTCCGCCGCGGTATCCCCCAGCCGCACATAGGTCCTGTCGTTCAGCAGCAGCGCCGCCCAGTCCTCGCAGACCTTCTTGGCCATCCGCATGCCGTACATCTTCCGCCGCACCGGATGCCCGAAGGCTGCGTTTTCCAGATAGGTATGAAACCCATCCACGTCTCCCCGCCACCAGTCCTCCCAGTGCCGGATCCTTTCATACATCCCCGGATCCACCGCACACCCGTAAGCGTCGGCAATCCGCTCCATCAGATCCTGCTCAATCATTGTTTTCTTCTGCTCCTTCCGCTTCTTACCTCTTATTTTGTCAGACCTTCCCCATATACCGCTCCACTGCATACTCAAAGGCATCCAGCACGTCAATATCCGAAGTAAAGTCATCCTTCCGCCGATCCTCGCCTTCCACCCACACCGCCTGTGCCAGCCCTTCCGCCAGCCGGGGACAGGCATCCGTGATGTGAAACCGCCCGCCGTTCATCAGCCCCAGCACAAAAGTGATCCTGTCCAGAATCGGCCGCTTGGCACAGTCCAGCACCTGCATCTCCTCCCCCGCCAGCGCACGCCGCAGTCCGTTGATCAGGTACTGTGCTTCGCTGTCGCAGAAGACATACCTGATCCGCACCCCCGGCGCCATACTCCGTACCCGACGGCAGAACTGCATAAAGTCCCTGTGGATCCGTCCCGGGTCGATCTCTCCCTTGTCTCCGGCAATCGCATGGTCTGCCAGCGCCGTAATGCCGCCTTGTACCGGGAACCCCACCGCCACAAACGTGGTTTTGGAACGGTTTCCGCCGAAGTCCACGCCGATGTTGATATGCCGCAGCGGAGGAATGTCTCCTGCCGATATGGTGAACGCCGCCCGGTCGTCCGCAAAGATCCGGTAGATCAGCCCCTCCGCCGCACACCGCTGTCCCAGAATATCTCTCCGGTACCAGACGGAATTTTCGTCATACTGGGCAAGGATTTCCGCCAGCCGCTCTTCCGGGATTGCCGGATTGTCCCGGATGGTGAAGTGACCGTAGTTGTAGAAATGTTCTCCCGGATCGGCGGCATACCGGTCCAGATACTCCCGGTAGATGGGTGAGCCGGGGGCGGAGGGGTTCAGATCCCAGAAGACCTTCCGGTTCTGCGCCGCCAGCTGCCGGTTGAAAGCTTCTTTAATGAAGGAGTCATGGTGATTGTTGATCTCCGTGGCGATCCACATGCCATAGGAGTTCCCGCGGATCCGTTTATAGGCATCAGCGTTCCGTCCCCCGGCGAAGATCACCACCCGCTCCCCCACCTGGGTCTGCACATACAAACACTCGTTGTCCCGGAATCTCCCCCAGCGGCACCGCCCCGCAAAGAGCCGTTCCAGCCCCATCCCGTTGCAGTCCCCCAGATTCAGCTTGGCGTTGGCAATGGTGGCTCCCGTAGCCAGATGGATCCGGTCGGGACTGTTCTCCAGACAGGCGGCAAA